CCCCGATCTCCATACTTGCAGGATACATATTTATAGACCCGTAACCCACGACGCGTGTAATGAACCACGCGAGTCTTTCCAAATCGGATTCTTCCTTTGCTGTATTCAATGGAGAAGAAGTGCAAAGGTACTCCGAAATGCCCCTATATTATTCCAGCCATTCTAGATGTGCAAGGTATAGGGAGTAAAAGTGGGAATTAAACCCAGCTAATTCTCACTAAGATTTAAAAGCTCACTATGGGTGAACCTATCTGTTTGAGTGAGGAGATAAGAACGAACAAATTCGACATGCGATTTCAAGTCAAGAAGACAATCTTCGTAAACATCCCACGCGTCTATATACTGCTCCACAAGGAGTTCACGGGGTGTTAAGTGCGCCCTCGATTGAACTTCTTTCAAGTCACGTTCAGCTTCGCGAATGGACTTATCATAAAGCAAAAACATATAAAGCAGACGATAGGGAAGATTGACTCCTGATTGCACGGAAAAACTAGTTTCTGGTGATAAATCACGCAATTCTTGCAATTTAGCAAGCATAGTCAGGAAAACCGATGGGGACATTTCTTGGTCCCTAATGAAATCCTCTAAATCAGACACACGTTCCACAAATGTGGCAACTCTCTTCGAAGAGCACCCACATTGTACCCGGTATGCAGACTCGTAACGTTCTCTGAGAAATTCATAAGTAGGCAGAGGATTAGTCAAGGTGGCGTGCTCCAAAAGACTCGTATCCTTCAAAACACGTGAAAATAAAGCTCGCCTTTCCTCAAAAACTTCTCTACCATAAAAGAAATACTCCTCTAAAGCAGTGCGAACAACTGATAACATGTGCTGTGGAGGGTCATGTATCCTAGTATGCAAACACCAGGTTAATGTTTTGCAAATAGAATCATGATCCAAAGGTGCAACCACCTTCCCAAGTTCCGGATCAAACCGGAAGCCGCGCTTCAGAAAAGAAGACTCTATAATGGGGTGCTTTGGGACAGGGGTAGCTTCCTTGTCGGCCATAGTGTAAGTAACGCCAAACTGTGCTAAGCGCTCGCTCATAACAATATGATCGAAGAAAGAGCACGTATTCTTAAAACCCATGATATTATCATCACCATAAGATATAAAAGAAACGTTTTCATGAAAGTCATCGCAACAGCCTCTAGGGTGTGCATGTCTATAAGCAATTCGCGCATAGAGGGAATTCACTATTCCATTAATGATAACAGTTAGTGGATGCCCCGAGGGATTAGTTCCTAGGAATGTGAGTAACACACCAAAATAATTAACGGTGGGGAACGCAACATCTTGAGCTATACCCTCAACAACGCGAATATGCTCCTGAGAGGCGCCAGCAGCCTTAAGTAACTCAACAATCACACGAAATGCTCCAAGAATAAGACGGGGAGCCATGGTTTTATCATACTTAGCGTAATCACCATCGGTACCTTCAGGACCGAGTGATACTAACGTATGGTACAAATCATTCCATTCCTGTGACTGTGCCGCAATACCAACACCACTCTCAAAAGTAAAGCGATTGCGTTGAACAACTCTTATGAAGGACAAAAGATATTGCCTAACAACAACGCTCCAATGAAAGGGTGCCCCACAAAATACGCGTGTTTTGTGGTCGCGAATCTTACGAGTGGGTAACGGTTCGTCTTTAAGGTGTGCAGTAAAGACAGGGTGCGTAGAAATACCACATAGTAGGGATTCCTCACAATGTTTGCGCATACTTTCAACAATGGGGTCAAGAATAATAGGCTCCTCCCATCGTTCTGTAGGTTCGCCAATAGAGACATGTTTCAACTTAGTCTCATTAAATGGGAAGCCAGCAGATGTTTTAACCTTTATACGGTCTACATACTCTACGCCAGCCTCACCATTAAGAGCTACGTCTACTGTGAAGACGTCCTTTATCAACTCGAGCTCACTAGGAGGTAATTGAGAAAGAATTTTCCCCGTAAATGACTGAATAGCCGCATCAATGTCCTCTGTAGAAATGTTACTATTTGTATTTACCATATCGACAAGAGGTTTGTACCTAACACGATATCCTTTCATTTGCGGAGGTCCAAAATCGTCGTGAATGGGCAAGCTTGTCTGTTTACTAGCTTCAACTATGTATTCAGACAAGAGTGTCCGAGCAACTTTAGATTTTCCAGGAAAATTCTTCAAGCCAGTTATTGAACCATGCACGGCCACATTACCGTTTTCTATGTAACGAATTGGATGCCTATCGTGAACCTCGGGAACTAATCCATGCTCACCAAAATATATAGGATCCAATACACCACCTTGAATAGTGTACATAGAGTTGAATCGGGAAATTAAGCCTTCAACATCCTTCTTCAAAAGGGGAGTTGAAACCATTTCCCTATTTCTACCAAGGGCTGTGTGCATACCAATAACAAAAACGCCACCAGCAGATTTTGTCCAGAGTAAAGAACCACAATCTCCATTCCTCGTAAGGTTATCACCGACTAATCTACCAAACCACATATTATACGTGCCGTCCATACCATTGTCTGATAGGAACATATCACGCAAGTATGCGCCACCAATCGATCGACTCGTATATGAACTCGTCGAACTTTTAGTGATCATGTTGGCAGTTAAAGGTCCGGTAATACCCATAGGGACGAGATACGGGCGTATGTCGCGTGCTGGAGGCAAATCCGGCACTACAAACATAGCAATATCTTTATCTGGAATGCTCGCGTATTGGTTCAAGGTGAATGGAACCTTCTTTCCATAAACAAGACCATTGGAGGCGTTCCTAACTATTTCGATATGAGAAATCTTGCTACGAAAGTAGTGTTCATTTGTGATCCACAATTGCCCACAAATAGCAATAGCCTGACCATCTATGGTTAAGCCATCGACAGTGTGTAATCGCATGAGAGCTACATTCTTGGCAAGCGTTTTCTCTATCTGGTCCATTGACAGAGATGCCATGGAAACAGACTTTCTATCCATTTCGCAATTAGCAATATCTGTGTCAGCGTTATAATAAACATTTTTCTGGGTTTCGGGTGCAAGTGTTGGCGTAGAAACATACTGTCCTTGTACTAAAACAGTGTAACTACTGTACCACCTTTTGTAAGCTGCGCGTACGGCTACCAAAGTGGCCATAATAGCAGCGAGAGCGTAAGCTTTACGAAACCCATAAACATGAATCCTAATACGCTGAGCTAGCATAAGAATACTGATTTTGTCAACATAAAATTTCCACCTGAGACATTTGTATTTACACCGTCTCAAGAACGCTGATAGTATCCCTCTAGGTGTACCACATGTAATGGTTAGTACCCAGAAGAAGAAACTAAGAGTGGCATGCATACAGAGTAGGATGGAAAACATCAACATCGAAACCAAGTAAACAATACCACGCGCATCACTGAAAATTTGTAATGCTTTAGTCCATTTCGAATAAAGAGATGGACCTTGCACAGTAAGCGGAGTAGGGAGGCAATCATTAGGGTTAGAACACGAAAGACTTCTACAATCAAAACACATAGACATATTATCATAAGTGTGCTTGGATTGCTGTATGGCTTCCATTTCAGAAAAGTGCTTTTTAAGCTCCTCAAAGACATACATGTAAAGTCCTTCGTACCCAAAAATTGACAGATACTCCTCCCAATAGACGGATTGTCTTTCGTCATTAAGCATACGCATCTTCTCTATGGTTAGAATCCACGGAAAAGGCATTTTACCAATTGCGTTGCGATATGCAGTGATTTTAGAACTATCTAGTGTTCCAAGATCCGTCTTAAATTCATCTTTAACGCTAACGCGAAAACGCATCTTCATCCTGCGCCAAAAAGCACCAGGACAGAATTTGCGAACGTGCACGTCAAGATGTGCTTTGTTGGTATTAAGCATAACAAGAGCGGGTTGGGCTCTGATATTACCTTTCTTTTCCAACTCAGCTTGATTTGTCAAGAGCGGACATATATTGATGAGACTAATAAGTTCATCAGTAGATTTGTCAACTTCACCCTTAACAAAAATGTTCTGTGATACATCATCACAGCGAATAGCCCAATGATAATTCTCGAAACCCGACCAATAATCATCGTTAGGATTACGAGAGTACAAAAATTCATCACGAGCTTCAAGGGGGCGATTTAGCTTCGTAGAACATTCCGCGTATATCTTGAAAAGCAGCTTTGTGAGATCCGTTTTACCGACAGACGTGCCACCATAAAAGAAAATCGCAAAAGGTAGGGGCCGCAATTGACCAGCCAACCTGCGGTTATCTAATTTATTACACGCCATGTGAAGATCATGTAGTTTCAGCTGCAGAGATTTCTTCTCTACACTGCTTAGATTGGACATTCCCTTTTTAAAAGTGGTTCCAACTTCAAGCAGCGATAAAAGATCTAAGCGCAGGGCAAATGGATCGCATCCATCCTCGCCACTCAGAACTCTCTCGCTATAAAGAAGCTGTTCATTAACTTGCTCAATCCACGAATCAACTTCATTGATGTCGTACAAAAGAGCCGAAAATTGTCCAGTTTTCAAGAAAGTGACACCCCTTGTTAAAATATCTTCAAGAAGCTCCGTCAATGACATGAAAAACTTCCATCCAAAAACGAGGGGTTTATGTTTAAGCATTTTACTGTACTTAGTAAGTCGGCTGTTGTAAGTATTAGCCGAAATACTATCTAAACCAAGAAATGAGCGCAATACGGTAAAACATGCTAAATATTGGAAGGTATCAGAGAGCTTCTGTAAAAGAGAACTCTTTTCAATATTCTCAACACCTCCAATAAGACCACGTAAGTAATCAAGTGATGGTTCAAAATCCACATCATGCAGTCCTGTAACTAAATCACTCAATGTTTTAAGTGGCC